TTGTTGATTATTTAGGACAGAAAGAAAAGGATGATGGTGAATGAAGTTAGAAGATCGGATTTATAACGTTGAATACTATGTTAAAAAATTTAATAGTTGGGAAGTAAAAGAAATAATAATTGATGATCAAAAGGCATTTTGGGAAATAAGGAAACCAGATAGTCAAATTCAAAAAGTTTGTCTGTTTAGAGATGGGTCTAATATGTATATTTACGGTGATTATGGATCTTATTCATTCGATAAAATGACATGGCTAGGAAGTCCGTATAATCTAGAGTACAACAATCTTAGTTATCAAAACGAAAAGATGTCCTATGATACAAAAAATAATGTGTACATGTTTGATGATGAGGCAGCTACAGAAGATATTATTGACTGGATTAAAGAAGTGGCAGTTGATCGTTATGATTATCACGAATCGGAGATAAATTTATTGTTAGAAAAAATAGATATAAGAAATAACCCTTATATTGATATAAATGTTTTTTGCTACGAAAATGAGTGTGATGATCTAATAGAATTATTAGAATTTTCTATGGAATTATATGAAAATTCAAATGATGAAATTGAATATATTAGTTATTTAAGAAATTCTAATTTAGAAGCGTTTGATGAAGTATGCGATTCACAATTGTGGAGAGCAGGTAAAAGAATGTCACAGACTTATTTGGTATCGCTCATGGCTTTAAAGATATGTGGTGAAAAATTAAAATGTCAACTGATGAGTGCAGGATCTTAATTAGGAGATAGGAATAATGAAAAATAATGGCGTTTATAAGCACTGCATGAATTGTAAATATTTTAGATATAGTCATGTACATAATAGCGATTCTAAAAGTTATGTGTGTGAAATAAAGCATAAGTATTTTGATTTCTTTTGTAGATTAAGAGCCAAGTGGTGCAAATATTTTAAAGAAGGAGAAACAGAATTTTGGAAAATAAAGAAATAACATTAGAACAAGCAATAGTTTTTTTAGAAATGAATGCATATGAGGGAAGCAATGCAAAAGCTGTTTTACGTATGGGTGATGTACATGAGGTATTAAAACCTATAAAGGGATTAATCGATAAATCGGCCAAAATGGAAAGACATATCGAACGGTTGGAGCGACAAAATAAAAGACTGTTAAAAAGAGAAGAACCTCAAGAGCCATGCATAATTGAGGGAAAAAAGTTTTGTCCTGCATGTGGTGATGAATTGACCGACGTTGATCCAGGCTTGTTTGAATACTGTTTTTATTGTGGAACGAAATTATATTAGATTGGAGTGATTCAGATGAAAAAGATAATAGGTAATTTGCTGTATGACACTGAAAAGGTTGAAAAAATATACAGTTTCATGCAAAAAAGAAAAATATCAAGTTTTGGTGGAATGAATTTTTATGAATGGTATAGCGTTGATGTATATAAAACAGAAAAAGATAATTATTTCATTCATGGCTACGTGAAAGAGAAGCCATCTTATGAACATTTTATCGAGGAATACAGTGAGCCGGAATTGAAAGAAATTCTTAAAAGAATAGACCCTGATAAGTATATAGAATTAGGATTTAATGATTTTGAAAATGCATAAAAAAGTACCCTGAAAGTGCGATTTTACGTAAATCAGGGGTACGGTAACTTTTTTTGAAAAAATAATAATGAATAATCGGCTAAGAGTGTTGATAGCTATAGAGTTTAAACGATTTATGTACTCTAACAAAAAAATTGACACTCTTAGGGATTATGTAACTTTTTTTACAGGTGTTGAAACCGGAAAGGTGAGGATGAAAAAATGTTAAAAATTGAAAGAATAAAAGATATAATTAAAAATTTTGATACGGTGAATTCCGGTGAGGATTTGCAATGTTATTTATCTCGGATTGCAACAAATCAGAATTACGATGATACCTGTTATAGAATAGGTATAGATTGCTCAGATTGCTTAAAGCTGTCACTTATGGATTTATTAGAAGAATATAAAGAACCATATGAGTTAACAGTGCTTGAATTCAGAATACTCAGATATGCAAGAGAACTGGGATACAGGTTTGTAGCATGTAATTTTGATGGGGAGATTTGTTTTTATAGAAACAAGCCGGATAAAAAAGAAATTGCATGGAGTGATGGAGGGGATTTCTCATTAATATTTAATTTCGGTTTATTCAGTTTCATTAAGTGGGAAGATGCAGAACCGCGGGAAATTTATGAAATTCTAGCTAACTGTACCATTGTGGGCGGTGATGAAGATGATTAAATTATTAAAAAAGAAAATAAGAAGAAATTATTATAAACCGCTTGATAGACATGCAGAGGTTATAGACACTTTAATACAAGGATTTAATCTGCTGAGTGAAAAGCTGGATGAGGTTATTGCTGAAACTAATGAATTAGAAAAAGAGGTTGAAACATTAAAGATAAAGTTAAAGGAAGTAAAAGAAAATGCTTAGTAAAGAAGAATTACTAAAATATAAATTTGAACTAGAAGTTGCCTATGACGGACTTGGAAGAGGTTTAGATATTGCTGATGTTAAAGACGCAATAAGTTTAGGTATAGTAGGATATGAAAAAATGTTTAACTTATTATTTAATCCTAAACCATACAAATTTGAAGATTTGAAAGTTGGTATGTGGCTTTATGATAGTATTTATAAATCTGTATATCTTATAAAAAAAATAAGTAAAAATAAAAAGATAAGAGTTTGTACTTTTGGGTGGATTGGGAAATTTGAAGAAAACCGTTTCTTTCCAGTGCAATACGCTAATTTAATTAAAATGGGAGTGAAAGAAGATGGATAAACAAAATATTCTAAAGCACATTAAACGGTGGCTTGATATTAGGCAAAAAAATGGATACAAAAACGCTAGAATTGGTTTTAAAGGTATGGAAGAAATACATATATTATTTGAAAATACATTTACTGATGAAGAACGTGAGACTATTTATGATGAAGAGTTTTATGATCTATTTGTTGTAGATAAAATCTGCGCTGATTGCTGTTATGAATGGGGATGCAAGGAAGAAAAGAAAGTCGGTACATGTGAAAAATGCCAACTAATTACGAAACTGCGTGATAAATATGTTAAGTCAACAAGGGAAGCAAAGGAAAATGACATCTAAACAAATAGCATTCGTATTTTTCCTAATTATGCTTATTGCGTTTATTTTGTCTCTTGTTTTGGGAATTAGATATCTATTTAAGGAATGGAGGAAACAGCATGGAATTTAACACAAACCAAATTAACATAATGCTTGATGCCCTGGAACATTACGGGAACGGTCCTCAGGTCGATATGGCCATAGAGGAAATGAGCGAACTTACAAAGGAGCTGCTTAAAGACCGCAGAGGTAAAGAGAATAGAAGTGATATAGCTATGGAAATGGCAGATGTCTACATAATGCTTGAACAGCTTAAATTTATTTTCGGTATCGATGAAACTGAACTAAAGGTCAATGCTGAATTAAAGATACAGAGATTAAAAAACAGGATCGGTGGTAATGATGGAGACTAAAGTTAGACAAAGCAATTACATAACAATTTTAGGATGGATGGTCTCAGATCTAAAGTTAAGAGGCAACGCACTGCTTACTTATGCGATTATTTACGGTTTTTCTCAAAATGGTGATGATTCGTATACTGGAAGTCGTCAATATCTTGCTGAATGGACTAATTCTACAGTCCAAAATGTATCAAGATGCTTAAAAAAACTATTGGAAGATGGACTTATAATAAAAAAAGAAAATGTTATAAATGGAGTAAAATTTTGTGAATATAAGGCTGTTGTTCCTGAGTTGCTACCAGTAACAAAATGTTCCGGGGGTAGTAACAAAATGTTCCCTAATAATATAGAATATAATACTAGTAATATATATAGTGCAAAATTTGATAAAAATGATGCATTTAAAAGATTCTGGAGTGTATATCCACGACATACAAACAAGAAAAAAGCATTTGATGTTTTTGTAAAAAAATGTACCGATGAAACTGTACTGCAAAAGATGTTAAGCGCAGTTATTGATTATAAAGAGACAGAACAGTGGCAGAATGAAAGATTTATACCTCACGCTTCCACATGGCTTAACGGCGAAAGATGGGAAGATGAAATCAGCACAGTTTCTAAAAACAATACAAATGATGATAATGAATGGATGAGCGGATATGAATAATTATCAGGATGATCTAATCGGTATGTTTCTTGTTAAACCGCAGCTTCTGGATTTAACTATTCTAAAACCGTCATATTTCGATAAGAAGCATCGCGATATATTTACTGCTATAAAAAAGTCGTATAAGGAAAATAAAACTATTATTTTAGAGGATATCCTAGCAGTAAAGGGAATTGATGTTGATCTTGTTATTGCCTGTTCTACAAGTACCGCAACAACTGCTCTATTTGAACAGTATCAGGATTACGCGATTAAGGAGTATAAAAAGAAAGCCTTATTAGCAACTGCTAAAAAGCTCCAGAATGATGAAATTACAATTGATGAATTTTACAAGGATACAAACAATTTTGCATCTTTAGGGTCTTATTCATCGACGAGGCTTACTAAAGAACTGCTCAAAGGTTCGATTACCAAGCATAAGAACAATATCGAATTTACAAGGTTTAGTAATTTAGAAAAGAAGCTTAATTTAAAGGAAAATGACTTTGTTATACTTGCCGGTGCTACCGGTGTAGGTAAATCAGGTATTGCTATAAATTTGATGGATGATCTGTCTCGCAATTATCCTTGTGTATATTTCAATTTCGAAATGGTAGAAGAGGAGCTGTATCAAAGACTTATTTCTATCAATTCAAAATTAAATCAAAAAATGTTAGAGAGTTATGAAACATTGCCACAAAAAAATATGAGCGTTGTTAATGATGCAATTGATGATATTTCAAAAAGACATATTGATATTATCAATCATTCATCAACATTGGATAAATTAAGATCGTTTATTATGAGCTACAAAAGCGATAAGCATTTTATAGTGTTTGTGGACCATGTAGGGCTTATTGGTGTACGTGCTAAAAACAGTTATGAAAAAATGACAGAAGTAGCCAAGGAGTTAAGAAAAATGAGCTTGGATAACAATTGTACGATTATTGGACTTTGTCAATTAAACAGAGAAGCAACTAAAAATGCAAAACAGCCTAATTTATCAATGTTAAGAGATTCGGGTGAGCTGGAGCAAAGTGCAAGCAAGGTTATATTTGTCTGGAAGAACGAAAAAGACTGCGCAGAAGATTATTATCTAGTTATCGAGAAAAACAGAAGCGGTCCTAAATCAATCATTCCAATAGGCTACAACAAAGAAAATCAGATTGCTTATGAATTAAGCAATAAAAGAGATTTAAGGACATAGGAGGATTTAGAAAATGAACAAAAGCGAGAAGCGATATAAAGATGAAATTATAAATAAAGAAGATGTTTTAAACGAGCTTATTTCTCTTAATGATAAGTCAGCGTTATTTGCAGTTTTATTAGATGATAGTACAAGGATTAAAGAACTCGAATATCAAGTTATGAATGATATTAGATTAATGATTGAAAATGATGATTATATCTTTATAAAAAGGACAGAAATTTAACAAAAACTATTTTGATTAAAAATTCTCTCTAATTCGTTGGTAGATAAGGGATTAGAGAGAAAATATAAATGCAATATAACATCTTGGATATATTGCGCGGTTAAAGGAGCAGAATAATGGAAAATCTAAACAGTGCTGAAAAAATTTCGAAAGGAATTGAGTTGGTGGGTGAAGGAGTATTAGAAACATTTCAAAACGCAATTAACCTTTTTTGTGATGCTCTTTCTAATTTTGTTGATTGTGTTAATATGATAAATAAAGTCAATCATAAGAAACCGAGATTACCGAGAAAAACAAAAAAGAAATACAAGAAATTAGGAATTTATGAAGATTGGAAATATGTAAATAAAAATAATAATTTGAGTAAATAGCATGAATGTAGATAAAAATGACTGAAATATCATTTTAGAGGAAGGAAGATAATAGCTATTGTATAATGTTTTAAACAGCACGAGGAGGGAAGTAAATTGAATAATTATATTTCTGATAAAGAATTAGGAAAGTATATTGGAATGTATGAGAAAGCATTAAATCATTATTTTAAAGATTATCCTAAACAGCCATCAATTTACAGTCATGAACGACAGGAGTACAGTGGATTGGATATAAATACATATATCTATATTGCAGATAATTATTGTCACTTGAAAAAAAGACTGGAGGAGCGCAATGCAAGAAGCAAAATACCAAATAAAAAACTGGAAAAAATGGAAAGCAACAAAATATCTTCTTATTCAGACAAAGAATGAGCTAATGAATGATATAAAAGCTATTACATATACTGATGAACTTCCGGGAGGATCACATAAAAGTATTGCTGATAAGTATAATAAGTTAATAGAAGATGTAAAGATTTATGATGATTATATTAATGCATATGGTTTCTTTATAAACAGATTAGAAAACGCAATAGCAACAATGCTGAATGAAAATCAACGTAAGGCAGTTATAATTTATTCTAATAATCCATATAAAGGTGGTTATGAAAAAAGAATAGAGGAAGCCTTAAAAACAGGCTTCTCAAAAAGTTATTTTTATGATTTGTTAACTGAATCTTATGAAATACTTGGTAGTGTTTTAGATATAGAGTGCGATGAAAATAGAACCATAATTGAATCCGTGGACAAATCACGGACAAAAAACGCCTAAAAATGTGTTATTATGATATTGTGGAAGTTTTTTAAAGAACACCACATCAGCAGCCAATCAACACTTTGTCAGGAAGAAACTCGAAAGGGTTTCTTTTTGCTTTTGTGAAGAAGGAAAATATTTATGTATGAAAGCGAAGGTTTACAAATGGCAATTAAAAGATTAGATCGTGATGGGTCTCACCGTAAGCAGTTCGAAAGAAATAAAAAGAAAATATACGCAACTCAAACAGTGTGCGGAATATGCGGAAAGCCGGTAGATTTTAGTTATAAATATCCGCATCCTTTATCACCGTGTATCGATCACATCATACCGGTTGCAAAAGGAGGACATCCAAGTGACATTGATAATCTTCAACTGGCACACTGGACATGCAACAGACAAAAGAGTGACAAATTATTTTCAAGTAGTGGGATGCACAAGGCGAAGGTAGTAACAAACAGAGACCTTCCTCATACAATCAACTGGATTGCTTATAAATCGTCAAAATAAGCCATTTGAGAGGTGTTTTAAATATGGGGCATGATACCCCCTAAAATCTTTTTTCCTTACTTCACGGCGTACTGTGAATATTTTCTCACGGATAAATTAAGACGAAAGGAGTGAAAAAATGACGGCATATTTAGGAATGAAATATTTAAGAAATAAACTGATATCAAAAAGACCAAGAAATGAAGAAAAGTATCTATATTATGAAATGAAGAATACCATGAGGGATTTTAATATTACTATGCCTAAAGAATTCATATGGCTAAAAAGCTGTCTTGGATGGTCAGCGAAGGCAGTTGATTCAATCGCTGACAGGCTTTCATTTAGAGAATTTTCAAATGATAATTTCGGGATAAATGAAATATATCAGTTAAATAATCCTGATGTTCTTTTTGACAGTGCGATTATCTCAGCACTTATTACATCGTGCTCATTCATATATATTTCAAATGATATAAGCGGATTTCCCCGCATGCAGGTAATTGACGGTCGAAACGCCACAGGAATAATTGATCCTATTACTTACATGCTTAGCGAGGGTTATGCTGTTCTTGAAAGAAATATTCATGATGAACCGGTCAAGGAGGCTTATTTTATAAAAGAGGGTACATGGTTTTATGAAAAAGATAAAGCACCTTATTTTATTTCAAGCAAAGCCCCGTATCCACTGCTCGTTCCGGTTATTTTTAGACCTGATCCAAAAAGACCGTTTGGACATTCAAGAATATCCAGAGCCTGCATAGGTATTCAGCAGAGCGCAATGCGAACGCTCAAGCGTTCAGAAGTATCAGCAGAGTTTTATTCTTTCCCGCAAAAGTATGTACTAGGGTTAAGCCCAGATGCTGAGGCCCTGGACAAATGGCGCGCTACTGTCTCAACTATGCTTCAGCTCGATAAGGACGAGGATGGTGATTCACCAACAGTTGGACAGTTTGAACAGCAGTCTATGGCGCCGTATGTAGAACAACTGAAAATGTTTGCTAGTCTATTTGCAGGCGAGACAGGTCTTACCTTGGATGATCTGGGATTTTCAACTGATAACCCGTCAAGTGTTGAGGCTATAAAAGCGCAGCATGAAAATTTAAGGCTTATCGCTAGAAAAGCGCAAAAAACTTTCAGTGTAGGTTTTTTAAATGCCGGATATCTTGCTGCGTGTTTAAGAGATAATTATGAATATGACAGATACCAGATTTATTTGTCAAAAGCTAAATGGGAACCGTTATTTGAGCCTGATTCGTCTACATTATCTGTTATAGGTGATGGTGCTATTAAAATTAATCAGGCGGTACCGGGATTCTTTGACAAGGATACTTTAAGAGATTTAACAGGTATCGATTATAGTGAAAATGCTGGAATCGGAAAAACTGCAGGAGAGATCGTACAGTAATGGAAGATATTGCACCTGAATTGTATGAGAGGATAAAAAGTACATACGAAAATGAAAAAGCATCAAGTAAAAAGCTGGATGCTTTTTTAGAAAAAGTAAAAAAGGGCAATGCCGCATATGAAGATGTCTATGATTATGCAGGTGAACTGGGCAGATGTCTGGAAAGTGCATTCAGTCACAATATAAGCGACGATGTGCTGCCCGACAGCAGGATGTATTACAATATAGCAAAAAGAATAATCGAGCCCATGCTTAAGAAAAGTCATGATGATATTGCAGCACAGTGCAGTGCTGTACAACATTCATTAAATAAAAAAGCCGGCATAGGATTAAATGCTGTTAAACCTGAGTATGATAAAGCCAGAACAGAGGCAATCATAAATTATGTATGCACACGTGATAAATACAGCAGTGTAGAAAAAAGTTTTTTAGACGGATTAAGCAATAACTGTCGCAAAACTGTAGATGATTCTGTAAAGCAGAATGCTGATTTTCATTACAAAAGCGGGTTAAGTCCGCGAATAGTAAGGATTTGCAGAGGAAAAGCGTGCAAGTGGTGTCGTGAGGTCGAAGGCAGTTATAACTACAAGGATGTAAGGAATACCGGTAACAGTGTATTTAGAAGACACGCCAACTGCACCTGTACAGTTTCATATGATCCTGGTGACGGATCAAAAAAAATTCAGGATGTATATTCGAAGAGATGGCAGAACCAGGATGCCTTTCAGGAAAGAAAAAGATTTTACCTGGAAAACAGAGTTGATAAAAAAAGATTAACAGATATGGAACAGTATGCGGTAAACAGTCATATATCATCTGATTTTTATATTATCAACGACTGTTTAAGAAATGGATATATATTAAATCAGGAGCAGAATACACTGGTGAAAAACCTAGATTCCGCATTGGAGAAACTAGACAGCTATAAAGGGAGGGTCAGCAGATCAGTTCAGTTTTACAGTTCATCAGATTTAGATAAGTTTTTATCTGATCATGAGCCGGGGCAAACTGTTACGTATAAAGATTTTACATCTTCCACTGCTTCAAAAGAATTGTATAATCCCGACGGACAGGTTCAGATGTTCTGGACTAGTCGTCGAGGCAGAAATCTGATAAAATACAATAAGAAAGAACAGGAAATATTATATAAAAGAAACAGCAGTTTTATAGTCTTGGAAAAGAGACATATTAAAGGTGTTTATTATATTTTCATGGAGGAACTGTAAAATGACCTTAAGTCTAGAAGAATGGAGAAAGCTGTCAGAAGAACAGAAAGGAATACGGTATAAGGAACTGAGCGATCATGATAAATTTATTGTTCGTACCAGTACTCCGCCGGCTTTTGAAGTTACCGGGCGCAAAGAGCTTAGTGAAGAAGAAAAAAAGCGCGCAAAAAAAGAATTTGATGAGTTTTTAGTATATTATGGAATAAAAAAATAGGAGGTTAAGGTATGGAGCCAAAAAGAATTGGCCGTCAGACTCCTACAACCTCGTTAGTGCTGCCTTATAAAAAAACAAAAGGCAAAGAAGCAGTTGAAATTTACAACAAAACCGGCAGAACTGCCCGGGAATGGCAGGAACTGCTAATTTACGATATTATGGCATATGATGATGAAGGCTTATGGGTTCATTCTACCTATGGATATGCGGTACCGCGTCGTAACGGTAAAACTGAAGATGTGATAATGCGTATTTTATGGGGACTTAAAAATGGTGAAAAAATCATTTATACCTCTCATCTTATCTCAACGTCTCATTCAGTCTGGGAAACAGTTACATATCTGTTAGACAGTATGGATATTAAATATGCTTCGGTAAAAGCTAAGGGGCAGGAAAATATCAGACTTTTAGATGAGAATGACAAGCCCTATAAACTTGATCATATGATTAATTTTAGAACCAGATCAAATAATGGCGGGCTGGGTGAAGGATATGACCTGTTAATTATCGATGAAGCACAGGAGTACACTATTGACCAGGAGTCAGCGTTGAAATACACTATTTCAGCGAGTTCCAATCCTCAAATTATTATGCTGGGTACTCCGCCAACAGCTATTTCGCATGGTACAGTATTCCAGAAAATAAGAGAAAAGGTATTAAGCGGTTTTTCGAAAAATACCGGATGGGCGGAATGGTCTGTTGATACGATGCAGGATCCAAAGAACAGAGAAGCATGGTATGAGACAAATCCCTCTTTAGGGCAAGGACTTACAGAAAGAGTTATTGAAAATGAAAATACGACTGATGATGTCGATTTTAATATTCAGAGGTTAGGTCACTGGCTGTCATATTCACAAAAATCCCTGTTTACTGAAAATGAATGGGATTCATTGAAAATAAGTAAAATACCGAATTTTAAAAACAAACTGTTTGTTGGAATAAAATTTGGAGCTGACGGACGACATGCTGCATTATCTATAGCAACCAAAACAGATGATAAGATATTTATTGAATCCATAGACTGTCAAAGTCAGAGAAACGGAAATCTGTGGATCATAAATTTTTTAAAAAATGCAGATATAGAAAAAATTGCAGTTGACGGAGCAGGAGCTCAAGACGTTTTAAAAAAGGACCTTAAGGAGTACGGTATAAAAATAAAAATTGTGCTTCCTAAAGTAAAAGACGTGATAGTAGCCAACAACATGTTTGAACAGAGCATAACTTCATTAAAAAATATATGCCATAATGGGCAGGAATCATTAAGACAGGTCGTTACAAACTGCATTAAGCGTGCTATTGGAACGAATGGCGGTTTTGGATATAAAGCCTTAATTGAAGAACATGAAATAGCACTGATGGACAGTGCTGTTCTTGCACACTGGCTATGTGCATCAGCTAAAGAAAAAAAGAAACAACGTGTTAATTATTAACGAAAGCATCTATTTTATGGATGCTTTTATTATTTTAAATTTACGTACACTAAACGGTTAATTAGGAGGTTATTAGAAATGTCAGAATTTAAAGCAATTACAACACAGGAAGAATTTGAAATGCGTTTAAAAGAGCGCCTTGAACAAAAAGAAAGAAATGTATTAAAAAAATTCGAGGGATATACTTCGCCGGAAGATTTGGAAACTATCAAAAGTGATTATCAAAGTAAGATTGATACATTAAATCAGTCACTCAGCGATAAAGACAGTCAGTATAGCAGTGAAATCGAGGGTTATATTCAAAAAATTGCTGATTATGAGACCGACTCAGTAAAAACGAGAGTGGCAATTGATATGGGTATTCCTTTGAAACTAAAGGACAGACTTAAAGGAACAACGGAAGATGAAATAAGAGCGGATGCGGAGCTTTTATCCGGTCTGTATTCCCCTGCTCCGCCTTTAGCATCGTCAGAACATACTATGACAGCAGAAGATGAAAAAAAATTAAAATTAGAAAACGGTTATAAAGAAATGGCCAAAAAATTAGGAGGTTATTAGAAATGTCAGAAGGAAAAATTTTAGAAGTTAAAAATTATAAAACAGTTTTTACACCAGAATTAGTAACTGATCTTTTTTCAAAGGTAAGAGGTCACTCATCATTAGCTAATCTTGCTAAAAAAGAGCCGCTTCCTTTCAACGGAAAAGAAATGATGATTTTTACAATGGATGATGAAGTGAATATCGTTGGTGAATCAGGAAAGAAAACAAGAGGATCAGCAGATATCAGCACTAAAACTATGGTCCCAATCAAAATCGAGTACGGTATCCGTATTTCAGATGAATTTATGTATGCTACTGAAGAAAAGAAAATTGATATTCTAAAAGCGTTCAATGAGGGATTTGCTAAAAAAGTTGCACGAGGATTAGATATTATGGCAATGCATGGAATCAATCCAAGAACAAAAGAAGCATCTAACTTGATTGGTGATAATCATTTCGATCATGGTTCGCTTACAGTTACAACAACTGCCGGTGAAGAAGATAAGGACATCAATAAGGCAATTGCCTTATTTGATGAATCAGACGATTTTGAAGTTTCGGGATTTGCAATAGCAAAAGCATTCAGAACTTCATTAAGTGAACTCGAGTATAAAAACGGAGCTGCCAAATTTCCAGAATTAGGATGGGGAAGTAATACTTCAGCATTACGCGGTTTAGCCGTAGATGTCAATTCAACAGTTGCATTTAATGATTCTAATGATTTGGCAATTGTTGGAGATTTTGCAAACTATTTTAAATACGGTATTGCTAAAGAAATCCTAATGGATGTGATTCCTTATGGTGATCCTGATAATACAGGATTAGATTTAAAAGGAAATAATCAGATTTTTATCCGGTCAGAAGTTTATTTAGGTTGGGCTATCATGGACGAGAATGCTTTTGCCAGAATTTTAAAAACTGAAGGATAAGGAAGTGAAAGATGATGAAGCCTTTCGTTACATTAAAGGATATTTCGCTGTTGTTCAGAGATCTTAGTAGTTTAGAAGAACGCAAGGCCTCAGCACTTTTGGAGGTTGTTTCTGACTCTCTTCGCCAGGAAGCTAAAAAAGTCGGAAAGGACCTTGATGAAATGATAAAAAATGGCGAAGTGTATGAAAATGTAGTTAAATCAGTTGCAGTTGACATTATCGCAAGAAATTTAATGACCTCAACTGACAGCGAACCTATGGAACAGTTTTCACAGTCGGCATTGGGATATACCGCTTCAGGAACATATCTTGTACCCGGTGGAGGGCTGTTTATTAAAAAAAGTGAATTATCAAGATTGGGACTTAAAAGACAGAGGATAGGAGTACTGGACATATGGGGATTAAAGGAATAAATGTAATCTTAGTTGAAAAGATTGAAACCGGTAAAGACAGTTTTAATGAGCCGGTGTATAAAGAAATCGAGAAGTGCATAAAAAATGTTCTTGTTGCCCCGTCAACTTCTGATGATATTGTCACTGCTCAGGATCTGACTGGAAAAAAAGCCGTGTACACTTTAGCAATTCCAAAATGTGATAACAGCATTTGGGAAGATAAAGATGTTATATTTTTCGGCAAGAGATGGCATGTACTCGGTTTCACTATTGAAGGAATAGAGGAAAATATTCCGCTTTGCTGGAATAAAAAGGTAATGGTGGAAAGATATGGCTAAAACCAGAATTGTTTTAAACAGAAAAGGGGTAGGAAGTCTACTGAAATCAAAAGAGATGATGGCAGTGTGCCTTGAGCATGCTAATGCAACATGTCAAAGTGCAGGCGGTGTGGGCTACGAAGTAACAACATTTACCGGAAAATCGCGTGTGAATGCCTCTGTAAGAGCAAATACCAGAAAAACAATCAGTGATAACTACAAAAATAACACACTGCTTAAAAGTCTGAGGTGAAATCTGTGATTGAAGAAACTGTATTAAATTATCTAAATAAAAAATTAGCTGTTCCTGTCTTTTTAGAAAACAGGGATATCGAAGAATATGTCGTAATAGGCAAAACAGGAAGTGGAAGAGTGAATTTTGCTAACTCAGCCACTTTTTTTCTACAGTCGTATGCATCTACCAGATATAAAGCTGCATTGTTAAATGAGCAGGTAAAGAAAGCAATGGACGACTTGGCTGAACTCAAAGAAATATCATATTCCCGGTTAAATACCGATTATGATTTTACAGATACAGCCAAAAAGAAATACCGGTATCAGGCAGTATATGATATCGGTTTTTATTAACTTGTGAAGGAGGAAAAATAAATGTCAAGTGATGCAAGTAATGTAACATCTTCAAAACCATCTGTTGGCGGTGCTGTTTGGGTGGCACCGTTAAAAACAGAAATTCCAACCGATGCAAAAACACCTTTAAATGAAGCTTTTAAATCATTGGGGTACTGTTCTGATGACGGATTAATTAACTCGAACAGTCCGGAAACTGATAATCAGAAAGCATGGGGCGGTGATGTAGTACTGGTTTTACAAACAAGCAAAGAGGATACATTTCAGTTTAAATTGATTGAATCGCTTAATACAGATGTTCTAAAGACAGTGTACGGCAGTAAAAATGTAACCGGCACCCTTGAATCTGGATTAAAAATAGCCGCAAAAAACGATGAGCCTGAACAGTTCGAATGGGTGTTTGAAATGATTTTAAAAGGCGGGATTTTAAAAAGAATTGTAGTTCCGTGCGCATCGGTAACTGAAATTGGTGATATTGTTTATAAAGATGATGAATCAGTCGGTTATGAATGTACTGTTGCAGCCGTTCCGGATCAAAACGGTGCAACACATTATGAATACTTAGTAAAAAATACTGAATAAGGAGAATGCTAGATGATCAAAGGTGAATCAAAAACAGGGTTTAAGTTTAATATCAATGAAAAATTTATTGACTGGGAACTTCTTGAAATGATGGCAGAAGTAGATAAAAATCCGATTTTAATGATTAGTATTGCTAAAAGACTGTTAGGGATTAAACAGTATAATCGTTTAAAAGACCACTGCAGGACTAAGGATGGAAGAGTTCCTCTTGAAAGAATGGAAGAGGAGATTTTTTCGATTATTGATTCAAGCAAAGAAACAAAAAACTAATTATCCTCGCCGACATGATAAATACTGATGAATCAGCAGTTATTTGTGATCTGGCTGAAACATACAGTATATTTGATTATAAGTCGCTTCCGGTATTAACGGTCGCGACTTTTTGTGTTGGTCTGAGGGAAAATTCAAGAATAAAAATGAAAAAAAACAGGCTTGCTGTTCCTTTTGAAACTGTACTTCTTGGTGTGATTGCGGACAGCCTTAAATTATTAGTCTGGACAAAGTCTAAAGATGCTCAGAAAGGATTTAACAGGCCTAAATCGATCGTTAAGTCACTGTTTGAAAACGAAGCTAAAGAAAATATATCTTTTTCAAGCGGTGAAGAATTTGAAAAAGCAAAATTTAAAATTTTAGGGAAGGAGGCAGATGTATGGCAAGCGGAACAGAATTAGCAAAAGCATATGTACAGATTGTACCTTCGGCAAACGGCATTAAGGGTTCGTTAGAAAATGCGATGGGAAATGAAGCGGATCAGGCTGGAGAAAAGGCCGGAAATTCAATCGCATCTAAAATTAAAGGGATAATCGTTGCTGCTGGAATCGGGAAAGTTCTTGCATCGTCATTTACGGAAGGTGCAGCGCTTGAACAGTCCATAGGTGGTATTGAAACACTTTATAAGGGAAGTGCAGAAAAAATGAAGGCATATGCCAGTGAGGCGTATAAGACTTCTGGAGTAAGTGCTAATGCCTACATGGAAAATGTAACGTCATTTTCTGCTTCTTTGATTTCAAGCCTTAAAGGTGACACCGAAAAAGCTGCCGCTGCTGCTGACCGTGCAATGCGGGATATGTCGGACAATTCCAATAAATTCGGTACAAATATTCAGGATATCCAAAATGCATATCAAGGTTTTGCAAAGCAGAATTATACTATGCTTGATAACCTGAAATTAGGATATGGTGGAACAAAAGAAGAAATGCAGCGTCTGTTGTCTGATGCTCAGAAATTGAGCGGACAAAAATATGATATAAGTAATCTCGCGGATGTCTACACTGCAATAGGGGTTATCCAGGACAATCTAGGAATCACTGGAACCACTGCTAAGGAGGCTGCAAGTACTTTCAGCGGATCGTTTGCTTCTATGAAAGCAGCTGCACAGGATTTCTTAGGCAATGTTGCTATTGGCGGTGATGTTACCGGTACTCTGTCAAATCTTCTATCAACTGCATCAACTTTTTTGTTTGATAATGCAATTCCAATGGCTTTTAATATTGTTTCGGGATTTGGAACTGCTCTTGTTGCCGCAGTTCCTCAGCTGGCTCAAAAGGGATACGAACTGCTTAGCGGGCTTGTTGATGGATTTGTAAAAAATATACCTGTGGTGCTTCCACGGATTTTACAGTTTGTTCAAAATTTTGGTGTCGGTTTAGCTCAAAAAGCACCTGAATTTATTAATATGGGCTTTGACCTGTTAAGCCGGCTGGTAAGTGGAATAGTGAGTGCTGTACCTATTTTAATACAGTACGTTCCTACTATAATTTCTACTTTTGCAAATATAATCAATGAAAATTTTCCAACTATATTAGCCAAAGGGGCAGAAATATTATGGCAGCTGATTACCGGGCTGTTAAGTGCGATTCCTACTTTAGTTGCTAATATACCGCAGATTATACAGGCAATCCGGGATACTTTTATGGCTTTTCAGTGGCTAAATCTAGGTGGGCAGATAATGACATTTTTAGGCGATGGTATTTCTGCTATGTTTGGATTTTTAGGTGAAAAAGGACTTGGTGCGGTTCAGAGTATTGTAAATACGATACTTTCTCTTCCTGGTAAGCTGTTTACATTAGGGAAAAATGCTATTTCTCAAATGGGAAGCGGTATTTCAGGAATGGGATCATGGCTAAAGACAACTGCTGGAAAAATCGTAACATGGGTAGTAAACGGTGTTAAATCACTTCCATCGAAAATGATAGATGTCGGTAAAAATGTAGTTAAAGGATTATGGGAAGGGATCAAGAACGTTAAAGACTGGATACTAGATAAAATAAGCGGATTCGTTGACGGTATTGTAGGAGGAATAAAGAAATTTTTTGGTATACATTCTCCATCAAGAGTAATGGCTGATGAGGTTGGTAAGTATCTCCCTAAAGGAATGGCAGTAGGTATCGAAGCAAGTGCTGATGAGGTTTACGATGAAATGGATAAGCTGTCTAGAAATACACTAGATATCGCAGCTGACGGGTTAGAATTCAGTAACATTGATATGAGTGAAAACAGCAGCGAGCTTAGCGGTATGCTTCAAATAATCATTAAACTGTTGAAATTAATCTTAAACAAAGAAGATACAACTGTTTTGAATTTCAACAATAGAGAAGTTGCCCGTGCTTTGCGTGAACTGGGGGTTGTTTTTGAATGACGGTAAAATATATAAATTCAAAAAATGAGGTACTGGAGTTTATTGGTGCCGATATACTTCCAACAAGCGGCTATTTGCACCAGAGAAAATGGAATACAAACAAGGAAAATGATATTACAGTTATTGATAAGGGTGACTGTACTTATACTATAACCCTTACATTGAAAGGCAGTTTGGAACAGAGAAAAAACATGCTTAATAAAATATGCGATATATTTGAGTATGATTGTATAGTTAAGACACCAGGAACGCTTCATTACGGGGATTATAAAATAAAATGCTATGTAATATCTTCTAATACAAGTGTTGCGTGTATTCAGACAAGAACAAATATTGAATTAGGAATATACTGTCCAAAACAGCACTGGATTAAAGAAAAAACATATAATCTGGTAATGTACAGTGATTCGAAGAATGACATAGGTATAAAGCAGTACAGCTATTGTTATCCGTATGTATATTCATCTTTAAAAGGTGCAGTTCAAATAATCAATGATTCCCTGGCAGACAGTGATTTTATCATAAGAGTTTACGGGCCATGCAGTAATCCGTTTATTAAAATAGGAGAAATACTTTATCAGGTGAATACTACATTAAGTGCTGGTGAGTACATGGAAATAAACTCAGAGGAAAATACAATATATGCCTTTTCAGATTACGGTGAAAAAAGGAATCTTTTTAATTTCAGAGATAAATCGCGAGGTGATTTTTTTACAAAAATTCCATCCGGTCTTAGTATCGCAACATGGAATGGAACATTTAAAGCTGAAATAGTTATATTTGATAAGCGTGGTGAACCAAGATGGATATAATGAAATTTATATATACGGATTCCAACTATACGGAGCTCGGTGTTTTGAAAAATACGTCTATTGATTTTGAAGTTGGAAAATTCAAAACTGCGACTAATGATTATTCTTTAGAAATTTCGATAAATGCATGGGATAAAGCATTTAATAAAGGTTCTATATTTTACTCATCGGAAAGTGAATTCGGTGGAATTATTGACAGTAAAAAGGTCGATACATCAAAAAATGTAATTGTCTTTACTGGAAAAACATTTAGAGGAATGTTGGAAAAAGAGTACATACAGCCCCCGGAAGGTCAGGCGTATTTTGTAGCAAAAGGCGAGGCCAACAGTGTGATAAATGAGCTTATTGGAGACAACTTCGATAGTCTTTTTACTGTAGATAATGTTGGCTTGAGTGATATAAATGTTAATTATCAAATTAGAGATCTGAATCTTTTAGATGCGCTTGAAAAAATGCTTTATAAAGCAGATATTCCATCAAGACTTGATATTGTGTTTCATGATGGAAAAGTGCATATTCAGGCTATTCCAATTGTTGATTTATCTGAACTGCTTCAATATGATAAATCGTATGGTATAACAATGATCGCACAGACTCCTGAAAGCAGTTATAACCATATCATCGCTTTAGGAAAAGGTGAATTGACAGAGCGGTTAAGGGTTAATCTGTACTTTCAAAGTGATAAAACGTGGTCATCATCAAAAAATGATGATTATAAAGGGCTTTGCAGAAAAACATATCTGTATGATAATTCGAGTGAAGATGATGAAACTTCACTTATTGAAGGGGCTGTAGAGGCAGTGGAAAAAGAAAATGGAAGCAGTACCGTTCAAGCTGTATTTTCAAGCGATGATGCTTCATTGTTTGATATTGTAGGTGCAAAAGAGGAAATTACAGAGCTTTCATTTAAAGAACAGATTACTAAAAAAATACTAAAAGTAACTGTTAATGATATTGCAGCAAACTGTAAATTTGAATACAAGGTGGGTGAATAAATGTTAGAAAGTATAACACTGAACGGATTTAATGTTCAGGCTTCGGTAGATGCTTATCTTCATCACTGCTGGTTTGGCTATGAAGGAGTATTTAAATATGGAGAAGAAATAAGATGCGAAACTGTAAGCAACAACATTTTAAAGTTGTACGATGGACTTTTTGTCAATCAGGGCAGATTTTATCGCATTGTTCCCGGATCATATGAAGAAGTAAACATTTCAAACGGTATAGTTGGTCAAAAAAGATATGATCTGATAGTTTCACATTTTGAGACTAATGGAGTAACAGAAACACATGATATTAGAGTTTTAAAAGGCGGAAATGATGGGAAAATACCCGAACATACTGTGAGTGATACATTTAACGGTGGAACGGTGAATGAATTTCCTCTTTATCTGGTTGAAATTGATGGAATAAACATTACTAAAGTAACCAGGCAGTTTAAGTATATTATTTCATTTCATGAAGCTTTAGAAGCTATAATTAACCTTTTTAATGCAGCGGTATATACCGGCGATATAAATATTAAAGATTTAATTAGAAAATTAGATGTAAACAGAGAATAAAGAAAGGAAAATTTAAATGAGTTTAAAAACAGTACAGGTAATTATTAACGGTGTCTCAATGACATTGAATTTAAACAGCCAGACTGGTAAATATGAAGCGACCGTAACAGCGCCGAATACTTCCAGTTTTAATCAACCAAACGGGTATTACAATGTAACAGTAAAAGCTACTGATAATGCAAATAATATTACTACAGTAGATGCTGATGATCCGACTTTGGGAACAAAACTTCGTCTGGTGGTTAAGGAAAGAACTGCACCTGTAATTACTCCAACCTATCCTAGTGCTAGTGCTACATTAATAAACAACAAGCCTACGATAACATGGAAAGTTACTGATGCAGACAGTGGGGTTAATCCGGATTCTATTAGTATTATTATTGACAGCGGTTCTAAGATTACATCCGGAATAACTAAAAATAAAGTAAGCGGAGGCTATGAGTGTTCTTATACTCCAGGAACTGCCTTAAATGATGGAAGTCATACAATTAAATTTAATGCGAGTGATAACGACGGCAATGCAGCAGTTCAAAAATCTGTATCGTTCAAGGTTGATACAGTACCGCCTACATTAAATATTGCAAGCCCTGCTGCGGGATTAATTACAAACAATCCTAAAGTGACATTAAGCGGTACTACAAATGATGCTACATCAAGTCCGGTAACAGTAACGGTCAAATTGAATTCTGGAAGCGCTGCAAACGTTACTGTAGAAAGCAATGGTTCTTTTACTAAGGAATTAACATTGGCCGAAGGTACAAATACTATTGTTATTACCGCACGCGACAGTGCCGGCAAAGAAACAGCCATTTCAAGAACAGTTACCCTTGATACCAAAGCACCCGTAATTACTGATGTAGTAATTACTCCTAACCCTGTTGACGGCGGTAAGACATTTACCATCACTGTAACGGTTACAGATGCTTAAATATGGCTGTAGAAAGAGTAATTGGAAAAACAGACAGTTTTGAAGTGATTTTTGACAGATTGAATGATAATAGCTGGACGGTCAATGTGCCGTCCAATATTATCGGTGAATATGTAATGGATCTGTATGCATATGATGAAGCTGGAAATCTTGGATTTTTAGCAACTGCGATGTTTACGGTTGATACATCAAATCTGTGCTTTCATCTTTCAATCATCAAATACCGCTCTGAAATCTGTTTTGAAAGTGACTATATATGCACAGTCAAGGAGGTACTTCCATGTGTGATGAAATAGCTATGCTGAAAGGCGAAAAAAGAAAAATAAGACTGTATGTGCACAGCAGAAAAAATGATGTCTTTGTAATAAGAAATGCATATATAGAGATATTGCAATATGGTGAATTAATAAAGGCGATAGAATGTACGATTGATGAACATGATCTTACATTTATGCTTGCACTTGATGAAGCAGGAAGCTACAGCATGAGAGCAGTATATGAAATTGCTGATGAAATAATTAAAAATAAATTTAAAATTGAGGTGAGGTAAATGGCAAAGTACCGTATATATGATGTAACACTTTCTAAAAAAACTGTCGGTCCTGGCGAAAGATTAGTTGTTCAGGTTGATATAATCACATGGGACTGGATTAAGAAAAATTTAACCTGGGGAAGTCTTAAGGAACGTTTCAAATGGGGTGATCTGATTGGCAGTTAGCATCCCTACAAAGATTACAGTACCGCCGGATATCGATATGAGCGATCCTGCCGATATTCGGGAGGTATGGAGTGAGATTCAAATTACAATACAGTATATTAATAAGCTTATCGATGTGCTTAATGATCATAAAGAAACACTTGGATTAGCGGTATACTATGATGAGAGTGTTGGATGATTTAAAAAACAGGAGGAAATTTATGAATAAACGATTTATCAAGAGTGTGAAACGCCCGGTAGGGTTGAACACACACACACACACACACACACACACGCTACAGCGTGTATTTATATTATTAAGAGGTACTTGCAAAAGTGCCTTTTTATTTTTGACAAGACTGGTGGTGACAAGCATTTAGACTTGTCACGTGATAATTATGCTTGTTGATGCAAATGGCAAAAGCCTAGTAGACCACATTTACCCAATTGGCAGTATATATTTTTCAACAGTTGACGAGAATCCATCAAAATATTTTGGTGGAACATGGACAGCATGGGGCTCTGGCAGAGTGCCGGTTGGAGTAAATGCATCTGATAGTGATTTCAAGACTGTTGAGAAAACAGGCGGTAATAAAACAGCACCGTTAAGGGCTATGATTGGTGCAGTTAACAGCAACAATAAGACAATTGGTTATCAGGCAATGGGTACAGTTCCCGGGGTTCCGAATTATAATCAGTTTGTCAATGTTGGAGCAGATGGTGAAGGCGGCAGCGGAGGCGTTATTGCAACCCATACAACGAGGGTAACGAAGTTAGATGGTAATGATCCAGAATTATTGCAACCTTACATTACCTGTTATATGTGGAAAAGAATAGCATAATTAAAAACAGTCTAAATGCCTTTATGGGCAAACTTAAAGATTCGAGTGGTAAAAAAATTTTGTTGGGAACTGTTTTATTTGACGGTGATACAACAAGCAGTTTTACTTTAACCGATTACTATACTAACTATGATTATATAGAAGTGATTTGGAGACCGCATTCTACTCTGGGGCAGTGTTCAGATAGGATGATTCCTGCAAAAGACAGTAAGATGCATTTGGAACGTGCACAGGCTATAAATGGTGTTACTACTGTTTATCGGTGTCAGCTGGCTTTTAGTGGAAAAAATGTATCACTTTCTGGCCGTACTCAGGTT